CCACAAAATCTCTCACACCACACACACCCCCTCCCCCCCATGTTTGTAAGCACACACTAACTAAATGCTAAGTAAGTGCTGGCTAACTTAGATGTTAGTGAGTACATGCTAACTTATAAGTGAGTGATGACTAACTATGCAAGATTTGCATAATGATAGTGAGTGCTAACTAAGCACCATTATCGCCATACCATCAGGGTTAACCCTAACCGATATCATTTCACCATGTGGAATATTTTAGATTTACATTCCACATCGTGAGATATTAGATAGGGGTTAGTACTATTAGGGTTTTCATGTTGCTGATTTTCTTGTTTAAAATCAACGATGTATAAAAACTGGCATGATTCTATTATGCTTATATAGTGAGAGCATCGAAAAACTCTCATTCATTAACATTCTTATAGGTGTCAACATCATGATTATCAAAGCACGATTCACTCAAGACATTTCAACCCTGAACAAGTGGCTGGCAGCGTATCAGGCCACTAATGGCGCGGTTCAATTCTTTACTAGTGCTGTATTCACCAATAACAGCGAGATCATTGGAAAAGACCATGAAATAATGTTTTTCATTGGGTATGTGGCTGGCATCGGTGAATCGGGTCTTGAGTCCGTTTCCAAGGTTTAAATTCAACCGGGGCTGCGGCCCCTTCAATCATTCTTCAATAGGCGTCAACACTATGCAAACCATACCGATCCATTTCACCCGGTCTCAGGCTGGCACGATAGCTGGCAGCGTAACGCAAACGACTAAAATGCCGTGCAAGAGCTATTCTCTGCCTACTGTGGCATGCATTACCGGTTTCAAAATGGCCAAGATACCCGGTTCTATTTGCTCAACATGCTATGCAAATAAGGGCAACTACATGATGTATGCCAACAATATCGAACCCGCACAGCATGCACGTTTAGACTCACTCAATGATGCATTGTGGGTCGATGCTATGGTCTCCCACATTGGAAACGATAGCTATTTTCGTTGGCATGATAGTGGAGACCTTCAAGGTCTCTGGCATCTTGAAAAGATAGCTACAGTCGCAAAGCTAACCCCTAAGTGCATGCATTGGCTCCCGACCCGTGAGTATTCTATGGTCAAACAATACATTTCTAAACATGGGGCACTGCCAGAAAATTTGATTGTGCGATTGTCTGCTATGTATGTTGACAAACAAGTAATTATTCCTGCAAGCTTGCAAAATCAGGCAAACGTCACGGTCTCCAATGTACATACTGTGACACCCATGGGCTTAGAGTGCCAAGCCCCAAAAAACAAGGGTCAATGTGGGCCATGTCGGGCATGTTGGGGTACTGAACCAGTGAGTTACCAAGCACATTAATGCATAGCCTGTAGACCCTTGAAAAGGGGTTTATGGGGTTTGCATTGTTGCAAGCTTAAACCTTGGAGAATTTAATATGCGTCAATCCAATGTGAGAATTATTCACAATAAATTATTGGGGGGCTGGTTTATTGTGCGTGGGCCACATCAAACCCCTATCGGTGGCCGTTTTGATACAAAAGAAGATGCACAGCAACACCGGGACAACGTGCGAGCATATTATCAAGGGGCCGCATCATGCAAAAAATAATGGCTGCAAAATACCCGGGGCGCTGTAGTGTGTCGGGTTCGCCCATATATCCGGGTGACACAATTAAATTCGATACATCAACCCGCAAAGCATGGCTGTGTGAGCATGACGATATGGGGGTGTACTTTGCACAGCGTACAGCAACAAAACCCGGTTATATCTCCCATGTGTTTAATGTAGCGGGTAAAGACTATTATCAAAACAAGGGGGGCCGATGCATTGACGCGCCATGCTGCGGGTGTTGCAATATCTAATTAGCGCATAAACTGAAGCACATCTTAGCGGGTGTGTTTTGGCCTATACGCTGTGTTTAGGGTGTTTCCCGTCACTTTACGGGTTCAATAGGTGTGATTATGGAAACCATCGATAAAATTGTGTGTTGGGTGTGTTGCGGGTGTTTTGTTGCCCTTTGGTTAATCATTGGATTGACGGGTTAAACCATGATATATGCAACCCTTGCACTAATCTTAAGAATATTAACCCGTAAAAAATAAGAGGCCCACAATGACAAGAGAATCATTACTTGAAATGTATTTCGATTATGTCAATAATTATTTAACCATCGAAAAATTCGCAGAGCATCGGGGTTTATATGTTAATGAAGCATTGATTTTGATTGACCTTGCAAAGCGATGCCTAGAATCACCACACCCTGACTCATAAAGTCAGCAACCACTAACTAAGACCCGCCAAGTGCGGGTTTTTTCTTGCCTGTTTTAAGCCCTTGCAAGCCCTTTGACCCTTGCCCTATGTACCCTCAGAAAAACAAGCTCTTCTAGGCCCCTTTTAAGCCCTTCTAGCGGCATTTTTTTGGTCAATCACCATTTTGGTTTGGCAATGTAGTGACCAAGCCCACATAACGCAAGTCCATCTCAGGGTCAAGCCCACAGTTGAAGAAGTGCGCTGCCCAATCAATCGCTACCCTTGCGCCCTGGTTTAGGTTTCCATTCCCAAGCACTTCAAGAATTGCCCTTTGCTCTGCGCTTAAATCTACTGTTGTGTTTCTTGCACCTAATTTAATCGGTCTTGCCATTAATTTGGTCTTTCCAATAAAGTGCAATCAGTAATGCCTCTGCGCGGTTGCCATCTTTTTTCCTGGTCAGTTTTGCCTCAGGCCAAAATGATCGGGCTAAATCTAGGCTTTCGGTTTTGTCTGCCGATAAATGAAAATACTTTTTCCATTTTTGAGGGGTTACCAAGTGAAAAGGGTAACGGGTTAATTCAGCTACCGCTGAGATAACGCCTACTGCCCTGCCAAACTGAAAACTGCTTGCAACCCCTTGCCCTGGCATTGAATGGACTGATTCCATGCAAATCTCTGCCCCTTCCCTTGGGTCAATGCACCGCAATATCATGTTTTTAAATACAAGGGGCAATATATTCTTATCTTTATGTTCGATCATAAAAGAGTCTAAATAATCGCCATTTGCATCCAATGCACCAACTGCGCCGGATATGCTACCCGGATCCAGGCCCAGGTACACCATTATTGTGCTCCTTCATGGTGTTGATTAAATCGGTCGAAATCCCAAGCCATAGGTATGTTGGGCATTTCTCCAGTTCCTGCGCCCTGTGCCATGCTTGGCCCTTCCAGCCTGGAGTTTTTGCCATTACAACAAGATGCGCCAATGTCTCCGCATACAACGAGGGCATGGTTAACAAGGTGCTGTGCAACGGCAAGCCCTTGTTTTCTTTTGTTGAGCAAGTGGTGTGCTTCATCTTTGTTCATTTTGGTTTCCTGTCATCTTTTCTTTAAAACCTTCATAAAAATCACCACTGTTCATCAATCGGAAAATCCCATCACCATTTTCAAGGTTGGCCCTCTCCATGATGTAGTCTCTATATTCCAATTCGAGTCGAAATGATCTCATTGCGGCTTCAAATTGCTGTTCAGTCATGTGAATAATAACTCCTGAGTCTTTACTGAATCACCAGCGTTATATTTTTCTGATTCGCCTTTTGGGTAAGGGTGGATTTCATAACGCAGTTGGTCTTTTAAGGTCTGTTTTTGTTTTCTGCTTCCAACAAAATAAATATATCTGTGTTTAGCACTGCGATTTATTCTATTTTCAGAATCTCCAAAATTATGCCTTGAATGCTTACCATCAAGTCCAGCCATGTCTGTTCGTTCTTTTGTTGTTCCAGTGAAAATGAAGTTTGTTGCCTGATAGACATACCCAACATGGTTCATCTCAGTGTCGGCATAGGAAACCACAATGCTTGGCCTTGGCAACATTTGCAGACTTTGACCAACCAGCATAGATGCGGCATTTTTCAATCCATCTTCAATGCAAAGGCGGTTTAACTCCAAAACAATGTCTTTGTTTTCTGGCCCACATACACCCATGCACAGGAAAGGACTAGCTGGCAACCCATAAGTCACGATGCCAACTAGCCTTGTGTCATACAAACCAAAAGCATGGATTATTTGAGGCATCCGCTTGGCATAGTGTTTTTTCAGAATCCAAGGTTCAGCCTCAAAAGGCTTTATGGGTAAAACCTTCATAAGTTGTTTTTTTCTTTCAGTTTTCGCTCAACTGTTGCACCATAGAAAACCCAATCAGCACTCAAACAACCGCATTCAATCGCAATTTCAGTGTGCTCTTTTTCTGTTAATCCAACCCACTCACGCCGTGGCTCAAATTCGGTCACCATCTTTTCTTTGAAGGCTTCGTAATAATCCCCTCGTTCCATCAATGTGGTCAAAACATGACCATTCCCAACTGTTTGTTGATCCATGATGAAATCTGCATATTGGCTATCTAGCTGATAACCATCCATTGCTTGCTCAAATTGTTCTTCGGTCATGTTACTTTTCCTTTCAACGCATTTCTGATTTGTGCCATGATTTCTGGCGGTGGTGGGCCTGTGTGCTTTTTGTCTTCATCCAGCTTGAGTAACGCAGGATCACGGCCTTGAACGGGTGCAACAGATACCCTCGCCATGTCGCCAAAGGTGGGCTTTGGTAAAACCCACTCAGCTTTGAAACCTTGCCAATTTCTTACAACTACTTCCTTCAAGGCATCCTCAAGGCTAAACCCAGCCTTGTCAGCTTCCTTTTGGATTCCATCAATCACCAACTGGGTGACCTGGGCTTTCTTTGACTTTCGATGATTTACGAATTCCTGCCAAACAGATTGTGAAACGCCGTCAGGCGTGGCAACGCTGGTTGCTCTCTGTCTCTTCTCTGTCTCTTTCTCTCTCTCTGTCTCTAACTCTGGGATAGCAACTTGCTTGCACTCTGCTAGCACTCCGCTAGCAATAACAAAGAATCCCTTATCAATCAATGGCTTAACGCCATCTTGATAGTCTTTTGGGGTAATGTGAAGCCTGAACACAAGCTCATCCAGTGAGCCATCAAAAGTGCCATCTTTGGACTCTGATGCAAGCAACCACATTAATGGTGCTAGCGCCTTGCTAGCAAGTGGCAAGCTCATATAGCTTCTGTCATTCAGAATCGAACGATGAAACTTTATCCAGGGTGGAGAGCGATGCTTATAGTGCTGGAAAGAAACCCAGTTTTTGGGAATTAATTGCATATCAACCTTAAGTCATAGGTTTAGTCACCAAGGGAATTTACGGCAGGACGGGGACTAATCGTCTTTTCAGGAGCTACCCTAGCCGGATTCCCAAACATCATATCAGACTTTATAAATCTGATTGTCGCCAAAGCGACTTGGATACTTCAGAAAGTCATAGCAACCACGGCGAGAGATGTTTCTCCGCAGTTCCTTACCATCATAGATTTCTTTGACAGACCCATTCTCAATCCGCATGGCTGCACCACTAATGGCCCGATTCATCTCCATGCGCCCGTATTCAGTCAGATGCCACTTTTCTTGATGGTTAATTACATACCCAAATTGCTCTAAATCGGGCAGGTATCTTTGATAGTGAAAGCTGACAGAGTTGTTGTCTGTATAGCTATGAGTCATCTCAAGCATTGTCCTGGGGCCGCCTGATAGGCGCTTCAAGATGGTTCGATGGGTGAGGTTTAAACGCATTTGCAGTCCTTAAAAAACCTCAGTATGATGGGTTTTATAGTTTTTTGCACTAGGGAAAACACCTATTCCCTGCATCTTTTTTCTGTGCGACAGTCCTATCACTGCTATTTGGCAGTGGTCAACAGGAGTTACAAATGCCAACTGATGAAGAAAAATTCAAATACGAGTGCTGGGCGATTGTCCAGGAGTTAGACCCAGATGATATTGCTGATGCCATTGCAGACAGTGTGGCCCTGGTAGAAGCCATCAAAGCAAATCATGCTGAAGATGTTGCAAGCATTGTGATGAACAGAGTAGAACTCAAGGTGCGCCGCAGGGCTGAACTGAGAGTGTTTGATGTTGTCAAGACCCAATGGATTGATGACATTGAAGAGTTGCAGCACTATCGCAATCTGCGAATTGAGAGAGTGCAAAAGGCACTTGATGAGCGCAAGATCATGGAAGCTAAAATGGATGGCCCTTTTCAACAAATGTTTGATGAGTGAGGACAACATGAAAA